ATCATCAAGTTAAAAAATAAAGGCCACCTAGTGGGTGGCCCTGTTGTCGAGTTGAATTGTTTTACCCCAAGGTGCTTCATCGTCCTCAGTCGAGACCCACAGTGTTGGGATCTTTGGGTCTTCTGGGAAAGGGGCGCAAAGGTCAGTCAGCCAAACAATCACCCTTGGCTTCTTTCTCTTTTTGTCCTTGAGGATCTCCATTGGTGCTTCAAAGCAAGTGCCACCAGACTTGATGTCATCAGGCATTTGAAAGCCTTTGCCCATGTCCATCTCTTCAGTCCTCCAGACCTCATGGTGAAAGTACTGGACAGTGACTTTCTTAGGCTTGACCTTTTTGACGATCTCTTGAAACTCAGCCATGAACTCGTTCATACGATCAACGATTGATCCAGAGGTATCAATATTCAACAAGATTTCACCAACACCGTTCTTAGCGGAAGTTGGAAGCCTGATGCCCATTGGTCTCAGTGAGCGATTGAATCCACGAAAGTGATAGCCAGAGGAAACGACTGGAGCAAAAAATCTTCGTAGCTGATTTCTCCAGTTCACCTTGGGTGCTTTGAGGTCTTCAATAATGCCCAGAAGTTCAGCTTCAAGGCCACCCTTTGACCGCGCCAAGTTAGTAGCTTGCTCGATCATGATGTCCAACTCAGCCTCAAGTTCGTCTTTGTCAGCTTTAGATAAATCAGAACCATCATCATTTGTTGGTCGAACCCAGTTGCCTAGACCACCCTCGCCCTCTGCTTGGTTGGCCGACTGGTAGTCATCAGACTCTTGAGTTGACTGGGATTCTTGAGACCCCTCTCCCGCTGTTGGTTGCGACTGACCTTCGCCCTGACCTTCGCCCTGACCTTCGATATTATTTTGATCATCGTCAGCTTGTGGATTTGGAACATCCTTTGGCTTCTCCTTCATGAGGATAGCGTAGACCTCAAACCAAGACATCCCATTAAATCGCTCGTCATAGAGTGCAGACTCAGGCATCTTCAAAAGCTTTGGGTGCTTGTCAGAAAGCTTCTTCAACATCATATTAATAACGTAATCTTGCGCCATGTTTGCGGTTGAAAAGCAATAATGGCTTGGAGTATTCAAGTGGTGCTTGAGGATCACATGGAACACCTCATGCAAATTAATGAAGGTCACCTCAAGTTTGTCATGCTTTTTAAAGAAAGCACCGCTATAATAAACTGTTTTGCCGTCAGTACAGGCGGTGCTGATCTTATCGTCTCGTACAAATTTAAGCTTGGACATCGGCAACCCTAGAAAGGGAAGCTGATAGAGTGCCTTTGTTTTTGAACCTTGGACTAGTTCTTCAACAGTCATTTCCATATTGGATATCTCCTTTAATTAATAACAAAACCCAGAAGCCATATCGTCTTGCTTAGTCTTTGATATGACTACTGGTGGTTTCTCCTGCTTAACCTTCTCAAAAATCTTAGTCTTTTTTAGAGCTTGTTTTGCGGGTTGCTTAGTATTGTACACTTTAATGTTGAGTGAAGTTGCAAGGGATTTGACCTTATTCATGGTCTCCTCACAGTAGTTTTGACCGCAGTGATGCCTCGCGTCTTTGACAAAATCCGCACATGCATCAGCAATTTGTGCAATCCGCTGATCACCAGAGAAATTCAACTCAGGTAAAATATTGACCAGTGCCTCAATTTTATTCAGAGAGTTGGGTCTAAAGCCTTGAGCTTTCTTGATATTGATTAAATCTTCTAAGGTTGTGTGAACGCGGTCAAACACGTTTGCGACAGACTCATCAACTTTGTCTTGTAGCTTCTTCTCAGCCTTCGCAACAACTTCGGCCTGTCCCTTGCCTAAGATTTTATCTAAAGCGGATGAGGATGGGATAGCATGAATATCAACCTCAAGTTCAAACTTTCCTTCCATTTCTGACGCTGAAGGAAAGTCACTAGCATTCACCGCCCCATTTGATCGGGCTACTGCGTCAGCCACGCGACTTGCGTAAGTGTCGCAGAACTCAACGACCTTCTGATCATGCTTTTCCTTGATCTCTTTGACCTTCGCATCGTGAGGAAACAGGAGGTTGTAAGGTAAGATATGAAGCCCTTCTGAAAGCATTCCAACGCAGAAAAATTTTGAGACTTCACGACAATGCTTTCCCAAAGCTCTGATCTCCTTGAGTAGAGTGTCCTCACCACCAAATAAATTCTTAGTGACGTTGAATGTGGCCTTAGTCTTGAGTCCAAACTGCTTGTGCAGATCTTCTCGCCTGTTGTTGTCGTATTTTACACCGCTCCAAGCTCTATGAGTGATGCTAATTGCTAAAGCTTTATCGTTTAGTACAGACATATATGTCTCCTTAAAAGTTAAATAATGTTTGACTGAAATCTAAGCTAAACAGACAGTGTCGTTGCTATCTCTAGGTTCGTTGGATTAAGTAACCACTCCCTAATTTTTTTGACCTTCGCAAGATCAGGGTTAGCCTTAAGAGTATCGACAAGTATCATGGTCTCAAACTCTTTTGGAAGTCTTGACGCATAGGTGAAGGTAGCTTCGACATTGTCCTCATCGGCCTTCTGACCAAGCAAAGTTGCAAGAGCATACTGCACATCAGGTCTGTCTTCACTTGGAACAGGAGCAGTCGTTGGATTCTTGTAGATCTCTTCTCTATCAGGGATATCGTTGAACACCCTTCGGAAACCTACGAACTCAGTCGCTACTCCATGACCCACTATACTCTGAACCAATGGGATCTCAGCCTGACTAGGGATGCCCACTTTGCAGAGTTTAGACAGTGCGTCCAGACCTCTAGGTGTGCATGACTTGTAGAGGTCTCCATTAAATCCAGAAGTTACCCAGTTTGGGAATCTCCTGATCCCTGCGATAACTTCGGGATGCCAGTTCATTCTGACCGCGTGATCCTCTAGATCCTCAGCCGAAGGGACAACCTCAACCGCCATGACCCTGTCCATCGTGGCCTGTGACGGCTCATTGATTAAGCACCCATCTTCAGATCTGTTGGACGCTACAATAATGTAAGTATTCTCAGGAAGCTTGAGAGTCCCTGCCGTCTTTTCTAAGATCAAAGTGTTCATGCTATTCTGCATCGCACCCTCAGCCATGAAAAGTTCATCGATGAAGATACATGGTTGTTTTGCGTCAACCAGTTCGGCAAACTCCTTGTGCGGTAACCAGTCAGTCACCTTGTTGCCATTCTCGTCAGTAACGTGATCAGGTGTACCCATGATATCCCAAGGTTGCCTTGTCTGACCATTGAACTCTAGGAACTTATCAACATCTAGCTTTTCAGCTATCTGCCTAGCAATCTGGGTCTTGCCTATACCTGCCTGACCTAACATCATGAAAGGCATCCCTGCCTTGAGAGCGGTCACTCCGCAAAGAATGGCTTGACTTGGCGTAATCGTTTTATGATTTTCTAACATTAACATCTCCTGATTGATTGATTGATTGAATAAAAAAGGGGCAACGAATGCCCCTATTGATTAAGTGTAGTGAGATCAGTGTTAATTAAAATAAATCCTCGACGCTTAATGCTTCTGCGTCAAAAAGCTCCGAATGGTCGAGTTTACCGTCCAGATAATCATCGTATGCGTCTGTTTCAGAGAGAAATGTGTATGCAACCCAATCGTTGAAACTTTCAATTTCGTTTCTTGAGACTGTATATAACGAATTTTTAGAGTCGTAAGTGACTTTACATACGGTCATCTCAGTCTCACTAATATGGCCGCCAAACTTATAACTACCCATAAAATTGTACGCAAAATTAGTTGTGTTTGTCATTTTTCTTCATCCTTTTCGTTGGTTAATATTTTAAGTAGCACCACAAGATGCTACCAGAGATATTAACTCTGTAATACTCAAAACAATGTGGGGATCAGTTTAAATTAGATGACTCTGATATGGATCGTTCTATATATGTCCCACCAACAAAAAAGATCATCGCCCGCTAGACCTTGGTCGTTAAAAATCTCAATCACTTTTGTTACTTGATCTTCGGTTGCTAGCGCGAACTCAAACATCTCATTTTTTGCAAACTCCACTAATTCATCTATTGTGTACTCCATTCACATTACTCCTTTTGTTCGATTGATTGATTGAAGTTGGTTAAAACACCTGATGAGCAAAAACAAATCTTTGCTCATCAAATTTTCTAACCACAAATACCCTGAGTTTTTTATGACTAGTTGTCAGTGCTATGGAGGGCAAATTAAACTAGCGTCAGGACTTGGCCCAGTTCTGAAGTGACTGGTTTTGAGGTAGTTGCTCATTCGCTATTTGGTCATGGCCCTGTCCCTCACTGTGTGGCTGATCAAGCCTTGTGGATCTATTTTGCAACCTCCTGTCAATATTTTGACACCGAATCACTATGGCACGATGCCCCACATCCTTGTCACATAATGTGGAGCATAAGTCAAATAATGTTTGACTGTTAACAATCTCAGGGATTTCAAGGAAAACTAATGCTATCGTGTAGTACCTATATATAAAGAGAACAAACATGCATTCCCAACGAATAGAACAATAGTAGAACAATAAGAGAACAACTAGAGAACAAGAGATTTCACGATAGATCATACATAAAAACGGCCAGAAGCCATAGAAACGCAAATTTGAGGCCTTACAGAACGATTCACGTTATGTTCTCATATTATGCACCTTCAAGAACATACTTATGCTATAATAAAGTAAGTAAGTCATATTAAACCATCGGAATACAAAAACTAAGGAATCTCAGACATGTCGAGACATAAGAACAAATATAACCTGACACCGAAGCAAGAAGCGTTTTGCCACGCCTATATGAAGCTTGGCTCTGTAGCTGACGCATACCGTGAGGCTTTTAATGCTGACGGCATGAAGGCCAGTAGCATTCGAGTGGAAGGCTCTAGGCTTTTGAACAGCCCCCATGTCTCCCAACGACTTGGCATGCTGAGAGAGGATAAAGAGCAGAAAAATAGTTTGGAGGCAGTCAGCCTGAGAGACCGAATAATCTCAGGTTTACTTACCGAAGCTGAGGGTATCGGAATGGACACAACCGCATCAAGCCGCGTCACCGCATGGAAAACTTTGGGGCAAACGTTGTCTGGCTTCTATTCTCCCACGGTCAGTGAGATAGACAACAAAGTCACACTCAATAAGAGTGAACAAGATCTCGAACAAGCAATAACAAACGCTATGACCGATGGAAATGTCATTAAGTTATTGAAAACAAAGGGTAAATGATCCCCTATTTTAGGGGAATCTACTGCATTTTCTAGGAAAACTGGGCTATTCTCAACAGAACTAGGCATTCTGAGAGCCATTTTGCCTTAAAAGCAAGGGGGGGACTTATCATCAAACACGACTTCGTCTTCGCCACCCCCTGACCCCCCTGTGTGTTTTTGCTCGTGTATTTCTCTATACATCGTACTCCACACACGCAATTCTGGCTATTTTTAAAAAAAAGACCCCTAACATCCCTACCCCAAAAAAATTATATGCAAAAATTTTAGAGTAGTTTACATTCGGGTAAAGCACTACTCACATAATGCTTGACTTGTAGCATAATCTGTCGCTATAATCGAATCACTGTTGGTTTTTAAGATTTTCAACAGTGTGTTGGACCTTTGTCATGTTGGGGTCTCAACATCTCTTTCTATAATGCTCCTGGGTGAGAGGCTACTACCCCCATGGTTGTCTCTCACCCGTTAAATTACAAAAATAAGGTGGGCAGTGAGCAGTGAAAATAAAAATATCCCCTACGAGCCTTCTGTTTTTATTGATGAAGAAGACAGATTCCAGGTTAATATTGAAGGAATGCTACCTTGGTTTTCTGCTTGCGCTGAGTATATTGCAGACACCCATCCAGAAGAAGAGGAAATACCGTTCTTGGTTTTTCTTTTTGGATGTGAGGCGGCATTGCGATGTCAGCAGATAGAGGAAATCCATTAATTCAAATTCACAAAGGTGAGATGGGTATTGCCCTTCACTTGAGTAAAGGAAGATTTGATAGGGCTAGGAAGCGGAATGCATCTTATCGCAAACTTGGGGAAGAGGATAATTATCACAATGACTTCATCGGTCTCTGTGCAGAAATGGCGTGGTGTAAGCACACTGGAGTTTATCCAGATCAAGTTTTTTCAGAAAAAGTTACCCCGAAATCAAGAGGACAAGACTTGGGTGACGCGGATTACAAGGGATTAAGAATTGATGTTAAAAGCACAGTACATAAAGATGGCGTTATTTGGATTGATCAACCGAACACTAATGTTGATTACTATGCTCTCGTTCTTGTCTCCCTTCCCACTGAGTATAAAAAGAATGAACTGCCTTCGGAGGTTACTTGTGAGATTGCAGGAATCATTAGTGCTGACAATCTCCATTCTAAAGAAACCAGATATAGAAAAAATTTCAAATTCCCATGCAGATGGGCTGAACAGCAGGAGCTTTTAAGTTGGAAAGAGTTTTCAAATGGGAAGACCTAAAAAGCATCACAATCCGATGTCTACATATTGTTTGCTAATTGATCAGGACGTTCTTGACGTAGTCTATTGTATTTCTGTTAAAAAAACCAAAGAGCTAGGGAAACATGTCACAAAGGCGGCAATTATTAGAGAAGCAATATCTTTTTGGCTTAGAGAAAAAAAACATACAGCCAAAGTCAACATCTCATCTTCTTGTGAAAATTTGCAATGAATGCGGCTCTGAAAATATGGCGAGCTACAGCGAGGATCATGGGAAAACTTGGTTCTGCTATGGCCACCGCCCAGAAGCTACCCAAGAAGATCGCGAAAAACAAAATGCTATTAACTTTGAAGTCCAACAGAGGATCGAAAAACCCCCAGAACAGATCTCACCCGAAATTGAGAGAAAGGCCAGATTTGCCCCACCCAGACCAACATCAGACGAGGAGGACTATTCATGGTGTTTCGAGACCAACTGAATGGTACGAGGAGGATACTGAGTGGCACGAATAGTAATGAAGGAGAAAAGATACAATGCCTAAAGACAAGCCAAGAGCATATCACCTTCAGAGCCAGAAAGAGCTATACCAAACTTATACTAACTTAATGTATCAGGTACAAATAGTTGTTAACTGCATGTCAGGCACTAGAAGATACCCTCATTTTGAAAGAAGTGAACTTTCTAGCAAATTAAAAGCAATTGGTTTTGATGAGGCATTTATTGGGTATGGCGGCCAAGCTTGTGGGAATAAGGTTCTTATTTATGATGCGGAGAAATGTATTGAAATTTTAAAAAAGCGAGATGGCATGGATATGGAAGGAGCTATTGAGTTTTTTGAATATAATGTTGAACAAGCATACGTTGGGCAGGACACTCCGATTTTTATTTGGCCTATGAGTATAGATGAAATTGAAGAGTTAGAGGTGTAAAAATGGGAAAAGAAGACTTTAATAATGATCAAGTAAATCATCCAGACCATTACGCCTCTGGAAATATTGAATGTATAGATGCCATGTCGGCTATGACGAATCAAAACACCAAAAAAAATATTGAGCTTAAAGGGCATGATTATTACCTCTGGCAGGTCATTTTCAAGTACTTATGGCGGTTTCCTTACAAAGAAGACCCATTAACTGACCTTAAAAAACTCTTATTTTACCTAAATAGGCTAATAAATCGACTTGAAAGCCAAAAAAAAGAAATTAAATAAACATTGTGCCACATAACTGTGCTATAACTTAAGGTGAAGAAATGTCTGACAATCAACAAAAAAATCAAATAACTCTTTTTGGAGAAAAAATTCCAGAAGAATATTTGTCTGTTAAAGCCAGAGCTTTAATAGGAAGTATGTTAGCTGTTGAGCAAAAAGAAAATCAACACAGATTAAGTGCAGAAGCCTATGGAATGGCAAAAGAAAAGTATGTGGCCGACTTAAAAAAAGAAATTAATATAAGAAGGCAAGAGAATGAGCAGTCACAAGAAGGAAACTCCTAAAAAAACTTACGAATCCCTGTCTGATGAAGAATTAAGTCAAACAGTAAAGTCTTATACTTTTAGTCTGTCCGAAGCCTTAAAAGAGCAGAGGATGAGGAAGGATCAATTAATTGAAGAAGCTCGAAAAGACTTTAACGAAGCAAGTAAAAGACTCTGTGAGCTTGGGGCATTTAAAAGCATTATGCCTTTCCCATCCCTCCCTCTAAATCATGGCAGTTTCATCGGGAATAAACTCTCAAGCATCTTCGAGATTTAATTTAAAACAATTACTAAGAAATTTAGATCAACTTCCAGACGAACATAGGGAAGCTATCTCTAGTGCTTTAATTAAGTACAACGAAGTAAAACAAGTAGAAGACGCAAAAAGTAATTTTTTACCTTTTGTGCGCCATATGTGGCCACCTTTCATGCAAGGCCCACACCATAAAATTATGGCTGAAAAATTTGAGGAAGTCGCGGAAGGCAAGCTCAAGCGTTTAATTATTAATATCGCTCCCAGACACGGAAAAAGCGAATTAACAAGTTGGCTATTGCCTGCGTGGCTTTTAGGACAGAACCCCTCACGGAAAGTTATAAGTGCCACTCACACGACTGAGTTTTCTCAACGGTTTGGTCGTAAAGTTAGGAACTTAATAGACACAGAACTTTTTAAAGAGGTATTCCCAGACGTTTCGTTGAGAGCCGACTCTAAAGCGGCAGGACGATGGGACACTAACGGAGGTGGAGAGTATTTTGCTCTTGGTGTTGGTGCGGCAATGACAGGTCGAGGTGCGGATCTGTTGATAATTGACGATCCGCATACAGAAGCAGCGGGAATTAATCCTTCGCTAGAATATTTTAATAATGTCTATGAGTGGTATAGCTCTGGCCCACGGCAAAGACTACAGCCTGGGGGAGCAATTATTATTGTAATGACGAGGTGGAGTCAGCTAGATCTCACCGCAAAAATTCTTGAAAACTCTAGTCAAAGAGAAGGCTCTGACAAGTGGGAAGTAATTGAACTCCCTGCTATGTACGAGAATGGAGACCCTCTATGGCCAGAATTTTGGCCAAAGAAAGAATTAGAAGCTTTAAAAGCTGAACTTCCATTAGGAAAGTGGCTGTCTCAGTACCAACAAACGCCAACTGCTTCAGAGGGTGCGTTATTAAAAAGAGAATACTGGCGAGAATGGAATAGTGTTGAGCCTCCAAAGTGCAACTTCGTTATACAATCAATCGACACGGCTCATACAAAAAATGCAAGAAGCGATTATTCTGCAATAACAACTTGGGGAGTTTTTGCTCACCCAGATGAAAGTGGGGAAGATGTTTCGAATATTATCCTCTTGGATGCAGTCAATGAAAAGTTGGAGTTCCCAGAGCTTAAGCAACGCACCCATGAATTATATCATCAGTATCAACCTGATGCTTTCTTGGTTGAAGCAAAAGCGGCAGGGCTTCCTCTCATTCAAGAACTTAGAGCTTCTGGCATCCCTGTCACGGATTATACGCCTTCTAGGGGGCAAGATAAACTCAGTCGTGTTAATGCCGTTAGTGACATTTTTGCGAGCGGTTTGGTCTGGCATCCTCCGACTCGTTGGGCTGAACAAGTAATAGAACAGTGTGCAAGCTTTCCCTTGGGGGCGCACGATGACTTAGTTGACTGCACGACCCTCGCTCTAATGAGGTTTCGTAGAGGTGGGTTTATTACCCTTCCAACTGATTATGAAGATGAAGTCGCGCCTTGGTGGAAAAAAAGAAGATCTTATTATTAAGGAGAACAAAATGAATATACGTTATAAAGGAAAGTGCAGAGGCGGTGGCAAAGCTACACAAGGAACAGGTTACAACGGCAATTATTAATGGCAGTTGAAAAATCTCTTGAACAACAGATACTTGATGAGAATGTAGCAGTGGCTATGGGGGAAATGCCCCCAGAAGATGTGCCGATTTCTGAAGATACAGAGCAAGTTTCGATATCCGTTGAGACATTAGACGACGGTGGTGCTGAGATTGACTTTGATCCAAAAGATTCTAATCCAGAAGGTGGAGAAGAGTTTGGAGAAAATCTTGCTGAATACATGGATGATGACGTTCTTGAGGAGATAGCAAGTGATCTCATTGGTTCTTACAACGAGGACAAGTCCTCAAGAGAAGAGTGGGTAAACACATACACAGAAGGACTGGACCTTTTAGGAATTAAAGATGAGAAAAAGACACAGCCCTTTGAAGGTGCGTGTAATGTCACTCACCCTATATTGAGCGAAGCAACCATACGATTTGTTTCTCAATCTATGATGGAAATATTCCCTGCGTCAGGCCCAGTAAAAACTAAAAATTTAGGAAAAGCCTCAAGCGAAAAGCAATCTCAATCTAATAGAGTGCAAAGTTACATGAACTACCTTCTAACCGAAGAGATGGTAGAATATAGGGCAGAGACAGAACAATTATTATTTAATTTAGCCCTTGCAGGGTCAGCTTTTAGAAAAGTTTATTTTGACCCACAATTAAATCGCCCTGCATCCGTTTTTGTCCCTGCCGAAGAGTTTGTTGTTTCCTATGGCACTACTGATTTAATTACTTCTCCCCGACATACGCATGTAATGGAAAAATCTGATAATTTTGTTAGAAAGCTTCAAGTAAATGGGTTTTACCGCGATATAGACTTAACAGATGGACAGGAGAACCAATCAGATGTCAAAACGAGATATGACGAACTCACTGGGGTCACAGAGGTCTCCCAAAGTGATCTTAGAACCATCCTCGAAATCCACTGTGAGTTTGAACTCCAAGGACATGAAGACAAGGATGAAAGCGGATCAGAAACAGGAATTGCCCTCCCCTACATCTTCACCATCGACGAAACCTCGAATACCGTCCTTTCGATACGCAGGAATTACCTTGAAGACGATCCATTAAAGAAGCCCCTTCAACATTTTGTTCATTACAAGTTTCAGCCAGGATTAGGTTTTTATGGTTTTGGATTAATCCATTTAATAGGAAGTATTGCAAAATCATCGACATCTATACTAAGGCAATTGATTGACGCAGGAACACTATCTAATCTCCCAGCAGGATTTAAGGCAAGAGGCCTTAGAATAAAAGGAGATGACACTCCTATTGCTCCTGGGGAATTTAGGGATATAGACCTCCCCTCTGGGGCAATAAGAGATAATCTTATGCCCTTACCGTTCAAAGAACCAAGCGGAACTCTCGCTCAATTAATGGGTGTTCTGGTTGAAGAGGGTAGAAGGTTTGCTTCCATAGCCGACTTACAGGTTGGCGAATCGAGTGCAGAAGCCCCAGTAGGCACAACCTTGGCTCTGATAGAGCGTAGCATGAAAGTCATGTCGGCAATACACGCCAGACTTCACGCTAGTCTCAAACGTGAACTGGGGCTTCTGGCTAAAATCATCTCTCAAACAGTAACCGAATATCCGTATGATGAAGATGGAAGTCCAGTTGAGGATTTCGATGGTCGCATCGATATTATTCCTGTTAGCGATCCTAATGCGACTAGTTTTGCTCAGAGAATGATGCAACAGCAAGCGGCAATGCAGATAGCGTCGCAAGCCCCTCAGTTATATAACTTAAAAGAGTTGCATAAGAGGTTCTTAGAAACAGCAGGGATGGATGATGTAGAAAAACTTCTTCCAGATTCCGATGAGATTCCTGCGTATGACCCTATAACCGAAAATGCGAGAGTGATGGCGGCAGGCCCAATAAAAGTTTATAGTTATCAAGATCATGATGCACACATTTCAGCGCATATGTCCCTAATGAACAGTCCTGACTTAGCCAAAAATCCTTTAGCTAAACAAACAGGCCAACTTATTAGTACACACATAGCAGAACACATGGCTCATAAATATCGAAATGAAGCTGAAAAAATGATGGGTGTAGAACTTCCTGCCCTTGAGGACAAGGAAAAGAAAGGTCTTCCAATGGAGGTAGAGGCTCAAATATCAAGAAGAGCTTCTGAGGCGGCCGCTCAAATAACAGGTCAAGCACAACAAAGAGCCGTTCTTGAGAAACAAATGCAAGCGGCACAAGATCCAGTGGTTCAGCAACAAAATGAAGAAATTGAAATTAAAAAAGCAAAAGTACAGCAAGACGCTCAAGAAGCCCAACTTGAGGCTAAAACCGATATTGAAAAAACGCGGATGAGAAACGAGCTTGAAAGAGAAAGAATGGCACAGCAAAAAGAATTAGCTGAAGCTAAAATGCAGGTAGATCTTCTTAAAGCCGCCCAAAATAAAAGTAGAAGCTAATCATGTGGATGCCAATCATTCTGCTTTGTTACAATATACAAGCACAGAGTTGTGTTGTTTTAACTAGGAATTACGATTTATTAGAAACACAGGAAGAATGTAATAAAGTGGCTGTTGCTAAAGGCAAAATCGCCTTTAACAGTCAAAAAGTATATTACGTTAAACCCCTCTGCCAGAAAATAATAATTGGACATACCATTTAATGGAAGAAGAACTTAGGAAAATCTTAAGGCGTTTTATGCATGAGATTACAGATTCCGTCGCTTTAGGTGGCGCAAAAAACTTTGAAGAATACAATCGTATGGTCGGTCAAATTGAAGGCCTTGCGATTGCAGAGAGGGAACTCCTCTCACTAGCCCAGAACTTAGAAGACCAAGACTAGGTTCTGCCCCTCAGATCCAAGATCTGCTCATTACACATGGAGACTAATAATGTCATCAGTATACAGTACTGCAAGCGTGACGATTCCTGACACGCTACCTAACCCAACAGGATATCACCTTTTAGTAATTGTTCCAAAAGTTGAAGAAAAAACGAGCGGAGGAATACTTCTCCCAACCGATGTTAAGTCTAAAGAAGATGTAGCGTCAATTATCGGTCAAGTTGTTTTAATCGGCAAGGATGCTTACCCAAACACAGATCCTAGGTTCTCTGATGGACCTTGGTGCAAGGAAGGGGATTGGGTAATTCTTAGCAAATATACTGGCCATCGTTTTGAGTATGAAGGAACAGAAATGCGCTTAATTAATGATGACTCTGTCTTAGCGACAGTAGATCAGCCAACTAAGGTGAGTAGGTCGATATGATAGATGAAGATAAGCAAGAAGTTATAACTGAGAATGAAGAAGAAATTGAAATAGATCTTGAGACTGATGATGATCAACCTGTAGAAGCTAAAGGTGAAGAAGAGGTAGATGACAAAACTAGAGTCGAAGCTACCGAACAAGAGATACAGCTTGAAGATGGCAAAGCAGAATCTGAAGAGAAGAAAGGTCAGCCCAATAAGACCAAGTATCAGCGACGAATTGATGACCTTATTGCGAAACAGAGAGAAGCAGAACGTCAAAGAGATGAATACTACCACGTTGCCACCAAAGTCCTTGGGGAAAACAAAGACTTAAGAAAAAAGGCAGGTGATTTCGGAAAATTTGGGTCTGCTGAATTTGAAAATAGAATTAATTCTGAAACAGAAGCGGCAAAAATGGCTTACAAAAAAGCCTATGAAGAAGGTGATGCCGATAAGATTTTAGAAGCACAACAAAAAATGATCCAAGCTGAATCAGCTAGAAATCAAGTTGGGCAAATAAAAAGGGCGGCAGATCAAGTATCTGTTGAACAAGATTACAATATCGCCCCACCTCCAAATGACAAAGCCGTAGAGTGGGCCGAAAGAAATTCATGGTTTAACAAAGATATGGTAATGACCAATGCGGCTTATACCATTCATGATGAACTGTTGAAAAGTGGTGTACAAGCCGACACTGAAGAATATTATGGTCGGTTGGATAGTCGATTAAAAAGCGAATTTCCACACAAATTTTCTGATGAGATTGCGGAAACTCCCAGAGAAAATAACGTGAGTAGACAACCAGTTGTTACCCCTGCTGGGGGAAAGGTTTCTAATAAATCACGCAAAGTCCGTCTTTCACCAAGCCAAGTGGCTGTCGCGCAAAGACTTGGCGTACCCCTAGAGGATTACGCTAAAGAATTTGTTGCGCTTAACAGTTAGGAAACTGAATCTATGTCTGAAACATTGCAAAAATCCAAAATACGAACACCACGCTCTTCAGAGAAGCGAGAGCAAGAGGTTCGCAAAACTACATGGTCTCCTGCCAACATTCTGCCAGATCCAAACCCAGTTGATGGAATGAATTTTAAATGGGTGCGAGTGTCTAGTATGGGAACAGATGATGTTACCAACTATTCAAAGAAAATTCGAGAAGGATGGCAACCTGTCTTAATCGAAGAAGTACCCGAACTCGCACACCTTGTCATCGAAGAAAATCCAAAATTCGAAGGCAAACTAGAAGTTGGAGGACTGCTTCTCTGTAAAATGCCTACAGAAATGACTGAACAACGCAACGACCACTACTTGCAAAATGCTATAGATGCACAGCAAGCTGTTGATAATTCATTGATGAAGGAAAGCAACCCCAGGATGCCGATTGATGCTCCCCAAAATAAAAACAGAGTGTCATTTGGAAGGGGATAATTTGAAAATCAAAAATGGAGGATAGTACACATGAGTGCTACAGCAAGCCCAAGAGGCTTAGTCCCCGTTGGCCTTCTCGGAGGCACACCGTTTGCAGGTTCGACTAGATCATATCCTATAAAGTCTGGTTACAACACGACAATATATAACGGTGATATCGTGGGCATTGGGACAGGTGGAAACGCAGGTCACATGATAAAAGAAGCACACCCAGGAGAAATAAACCCAGTTGGGGTTTTTCTTGGATGTTCTTATACAGACCCTTCAACAGGTCAACATACACATAGTAATCGCTACCCAGCTAATACAGTTGCTAGTGATATTCTGGCGGTCGTGTCTTGCGATCCCAATACTGTGTATGAAATCCAAGCAGACGGTGCAGTTACTCAGGCTAATCTCGGTCAAACAATCGATGTTACAGGTGCGTCAGGTAATGATGTAAATGGAAATTCAACGATGGCCGCAGACCAGTCAACAATAGCTGACGCGGCTTTATTGCTAAGAATTGTTGATTTCGTCTCTCGACCAGAGTCAACAGTTGGAGATGCAAAAACCGATCTGATTGTAATGTTCAACCCTGCTCAACACATCTATGCGGCTGAAGATGCCCTAGATGATGCAAACAACTAGGAGGATTGAATAATGGCAATATCTAGATCACAATTGATGAAAGAACTACTCCCAGGCCTTAACAGCTTGTTTGGCTTGGAGTATAAGCAGTATCCAGAAGAGTGGCGTTATTGCTTTGAAATCGAAAATTCTGATAGAAGTTTCGAGGAAGAAGTGAAACTAAGCGGTTTTGGTTCTGCACCGACTAAAGATGAGGGAAGTGCAATTGCCTATGATCAGGCACAAGAAGCATATACCGCACGGTATACCCATGCAACAGTTGCAATGGGATTTTCCTTAACTGAAGAAGCTGTAGAAGATAACCTTTATGCATCTTTGAGTGCCAGATACACGAAAGCTTTGGCTCGTGCTATGCAACACACAAAGGAAGTAAAAGGTGCGGCAATTTTCAACGAGGCCTTCACAGGTCAAGTTGGAGGTGATGGCGTTAACCTTCTGCATACAGCACACCCTCTAGTAAATGGTGGATCTAATGCAAACAGGCCAACCACTGCGGTTGACTTGAATGAAACCAGTTTAGAGGCGGCCATTATCGGAATGGGCAAGTGGACAGACGAGAGAGGCTTAAAAATTGCGGCTAGGGCTGAAAAGTTAATCATCCCATCCGATCTGCAATTCGAAGCTGAGAGAATCTTAAAGTCTACAATGAGATCAGGTACTGCTGATAATGATGTGAACGCTTTAGCATCAACATCAGCTATTTCTGGAGGTTACATGATAAATCATTATCTAACCGATCCAGATGCCTGGTTCTTAAAGTCATCGATAAATCAATCACTTAAATATTTTTCTAGAGTCGCAATTAAGACGGCTATGGAAGGTGATTTTGAGACAGGAAATGTTCGTTACAAGTCAAGAGAAAGATATAGCTTTGGCTATTCTGATCCTCTTGGTCTTTACGGATCTCCTGGGGCTTAAGGCTCTTAGCCTAAATACTGGGGGGGTAACTTGATTGTTGCCCCCCTTTTAATTTTCTTGACCACGCAAAGTGTGGACTAACCCAATAGACAAGAGGAATTTTAAAATGGGACAAACTACTTTTTCTGGGCCGATTAAGGCAGGCTCTGGCTCAAATATAGGGTCAACTGTCATGGCTCAATCCAAGGTTATAGATATTATTGGTGCATCTGCAACAGATCAGATTTGTGCAACAATACCTGCAAATTCGCAGATTATTGATGTTGTTGTAAATATAGCAACTGTTTCAAATGATGGCGGCACAGCAACCGTAAGTGTTGGAACTTCAACAGATCCAAACGCTTTTATTTCTGCACTAAACTTGAAGGCACTAAGCACAACACATGGAACTCTGGACACAGAAGCTACAGACGTTGGCACAAGTGACGTACAGGTACTTGCTGATACAGCAATGGCTAACGGTGATGGTACAACAGGAGCGGCTACAGTAACTGTCATGTACATTCAAAACAACAACTTAACGGCTTAAGGGGTTCGCTATGGGATTAATTTCAGCAACAACAGTCACGGCTGATGGCGTAGCAATCGCTCATTCTTCACGAGTTAAAAAACTTTACTACATTTACGGTGCTTCAGCAGGATCAATCGTCTTAAAGGATGGGGGAGCTTCTGGAGAAACACTTTTAAGTATAACAATTCCAGCCACAGCCACAGGCGAGGCCTCTGGATCAATAACCATCCCAGAGGGCGGTTTGAAATTCGGAACGGATGTCTATGTTGATGTAACTCAAGTTTCGTCAGTAACAATTTTTCATGGGTGATATTGTGGATTCAGGTTCTGTGATTGCAAAAATTGTTCATGAGCCAGAGAGTTTGAATGTTGCCATTGCTCGACTGGAAGAGCGTGTGGGGAATATGCACTCTGATATGAATGAGATGAAAGCGGATATTACAGAACTTAGAAATACAGCAAATAGATGGAAAGGTGGATTTTGGGTTCTAATGGGGCTTGGTGGAGTACTAGGGGTTGGTGTTAATTTTCTCATGGGGTGGCTTGGAAAATAACATCGAATAACTTTTTGGGGGAGAAGTAAAATCGAGCCGATAACAATGGGACTTATGGCACTGGCCGCTGTGAAAAAAGGTATTTCTGTAGGAAAAGACTTATCATCACT